CTTTGCATAATTTCGCAAATCAGCTTTTGTATTTACACCCATTTCAACCGGTGCTTCAATTACTTCTTCAACATTTTCCAAAGACTTTTTAAGTTCATCAACTTGGTCTGCACTTCTTTTGAATGCATCTTTGTTTGATCCTGCACTAACTATTGACCATTCAATTAACTCTTGGCGTGTGAAGTAGATTGTACCACTATCTTCACCATTGTCAACATTGCCATAACGATATTCATGTGGAATGGCCCCAACTGATGCCATTTTCAAAATACCATCTTGCATTTTGTTAAACACTTTGTCAGCAAGTGGATTGTTGCCTTCACGTTCAAATGTAACCTCACCAATCAAAGCATCACCATCATGGTACACTCTGGATGTTCCAATTATTGTGTCTGGGTTTGAATCACTTGTGACATGGTTGTATGCAACTATTGGATTGCGATTGTAGTTTTCTAAATCCCAACCGGCCAATTTGAACACGGTGCCATGTCTGTCAATTGATTCTGTTGATATAACAAATTCCGCAGTTCTTTTTTCAGCATTAATGCCACGAACCTCTGCAATTCTTTCAATTTTATTCATTATTTTGGTATTTCTTTTTTATAATATTCCTTCATTTGCTCAATTGGTATGCGGTTGATTTGAACATAACGTTCATCACCGTTATCAACTGAATTTCTATCTTCCAATTCAAGTACGTCATTAATTGTATAAGCACCTATGTCTGTCATCAATCTATAATACTCCCCTTTGGTTTTTACATCGGTTCTAAGTAAACGATCAACATTGTGTTTGAAATAATGGTTGCGTTTTTCGTTTTCTTTTAATAGCTTTCTTCTATACTCCTGCTCTATTTTTTCAATCCATGAACCAATGCCATAAGTAACAAACTCGATAGATTGATGTTCAATGTTTGAAAAGGTTGCGCCATCCATCTCATTAATCATGTGTGATGGTATTCCCAGAATTGTGGCAATTTCGTTCTTTTGGAATTTACGTGTTTCTATAAATTGCGCGTCTTGTGGTGGTAATCCTAAACGATGGTATTTAGAACCGGCATCTAAAATAGCCGTGCCACGTGTGCCATTTGCACCATAGTTATTTGACCATTGTTGACTTATTGCATCTTTGGTTTCTGGCTTTAAAACACCGGCGTACTCGATGAAGCCGTCTATTCTGGTTCCGCGATTATAAAAATCGGCACCGTAATCTTGTGCAGCTATCGAAAGCCCTAAATTCTGCTTGTGTGCTTGAATTGCGCTTATTCCGATTACGGGATCCGATCCAAAGCCCCTAAGATTTATAATATCTCTATCTTTTACAAGTAAACTTTCTGTTTTGTTGGCTGCTTCTTTAACTTCAACCTTCCAATACAATTCATCATCATATTTCAACGGTTCACATATCTCACGTGATACGTTTACTAAACCGGTTGGTGTGCCAAATCTGTCACGCTCAATAATAGCTAATCCATTGCCGTGATTGATTGCAGAGGTAATTAATATTTGCGTGAAATCAAATGCGCAGGTTTGATAATTGGCTTCTGCATTTAAAAGGTATTCAACCGGATGGTCTGTCATTGTGCGCTTACCGTTGACCTTTTTAAACACATCAACTGGCAACATTGCCACTGATTCCGATATTCTTCTAACACCGGCCCAATATGCACTTAATCCAAATACACTTTTTTCGTTTACCGGTGTACGCCCAACCAATCCGCCAAAATTGGCATTTAAGAAACCGGTCTTTTCTTGTACGAATGGATTAATACGCCTAACCTCGAATCCGAATATGTTCATCCTTGCAAAAATCTTTAAAATTTATTTAGTTTAATTGTAATTTATTTAACTAAAAGTTCTTATCATAGTTCTTTCGCTCAACTTCAAGTTTGAAATAATGAAATGCGGCAAGCCCGTTGATGTGTGAATCAGTTGGGAAAAAATACTTCCAACCTTTTGAATATCCCCTTGCAATGTAATAAAAAAATGCTGCTGCTAATTTGCCACTTGATTTTTTAAAAACAACTGTTGCGGTGTGGTCTGACATTGAAATTATTTCATCAACTTCAAAAGTTTCATTGTTAAAATTACCCTCGCGATCTGGCCTTGAAAATCTTTGTGCAACACTTTTGCATTCGATGTCTAATTCTTTTGCAATTTCTTTGTTCATTTAGTTTTTTTGACTATGCGCTTTTTCTTTTCAATTGATTTGTTTTTGTGCCTGATGCTTTCGCTTGCTTTATAGCTTTGATAGTTTTTGTGTGGCTTGTAGTGTGGAAAGTAGATGTTTATTTCTTTCACACACGCATCGTATGCCATTTTGCGAACTTTTACGCGCTTTAAATGTTTATGAAATAATTCATCTATTCCCTTGCAAATCGCATCAATCACATCAACCGGAATATCCAAATTAGGTTTGTAATTACTTAACACCGGCCCCCTATCTTGACTATTGGCCAAAATAACCCGATATGAATCAAAGTCTTTGTAGTGTTTAAAATTAGGTGCATATTCCCGAACTAAATCAAGTGCAGCATCATAGGCATCTTCTTGATTGTTGTTTTTTAACATTTGTAAAAAAATGAAATCAAAATTCTTTTTGTAGTTTAACACATTGTAAACTGGTTCTGTAAGTATCATATTATGTATAAATTGCCTTGTTCTAAATAACTATTTGTATCTTCAGGATTGTCCAACCATAGCCCATAAGCCATGACGTTTGAAATTAATCCATCTATTTTTTTACTTGGTGCCTTAAAATCCTTTTCAAGTTTTATGTTTCCTGCTGGATCACTTTTGACACTTGCATTGCCTGCCATCCATCTTAACACCGGATTGCCAAAATGATTAAACTTTCTACTTTCGATTGCGGCCTGCATTTCTTTTGTTGGCGCATTCATTGATTTGAATCCTTGTCTAAATTCAATCAAGTCAAGCCCTTCATCCATTAAGCGCGGTGCAATGTGGTGACTGTTCCAATTATCGTACGCAATTGACTTAATTTGATATAATTTGTTTAATTCACCCAATTTGTAAATAATAAAGTCATAATCTACCACATTTCCATTTGTTTCTTCAATATGGCCATCTCGCACCCATTCACGATATTGAATGTTATTTGTGTCTGCTGATTGTGTTCCTTTGTCTTCTGGCAACCAAAACCAATTTTTTGAAAAGTATTTATCTTCTATTTGCCACACTAAACTGAATGCGGTGATGTCTGAGCGTGATGAAAGGTCTAATCCACCATAACATGGATAATCTTTTAGAATACTTTCATCCATCTCCCATTGACTTGCGTTCCAAATTTCATCATTTATCCACCCATCTTTTGATTGTGTCCAAATATTTAGATAGTATCTTTTGAAACTATTCAAACTTGATGCACTCACCATAGCTTTGGCCGCTTCCTTTTCGTATGCTCTTTTACCGATTGATACATTATAATTTGGATTTGCCTTAATCCATACCTTTTCATCATAGGGATCATCTTCATAATCGGCACCATACACGCAAACAAGTTGTGATTCATCAGTTGTCACACCTTTTGCCACATTAATTGCGTTTTCGTGCCTTTGGTAACCGATTCCGTACAAATCAGAACCTGCCGTTGTGATTATGAAAGATAAAGGTTGTTTTCTTGCCCCTTGTGACTTTTCAACCATTTCAAGCACCTCATTGTTCTTGTGTACGTGTAACTCATCTATAATGGCTAAATTCGGATTTATTCCATCTTCTCCCCCTGCTTCCTTGCTCAAAATCTGGTAAGTTTTCAAACCTCCAAGATGATCCGGTGCCGTTATTGAATTACGATATAATTTACACTTTGCTTTTAGTCTTGGACTTTTTTGAATTACTTCTTTTGTTGCTTGAAATACCAAAGCGGCCTGCTTTCTTCCCCATGCCACGCCGACAATCTCGGATCCACCTTCACGAACTATATCTAAAAAAATACACGCAACTGACGCAGCAAGAAACGATTTGCCGCTTTTCTTTGGAATCTCAATGTAGGCACTTGTGTATTTTCTTAATCCAGTGTCAATGTGCTTCCAACCAAACAAAGGTCTAATTATATCGTTCTTTTGCCACTCTTCCAAAATGAAAGGTTTACCGGCCAAATCCCCTTTTACATGCTTCACATTTTCTTCAATGTACTTTACCACCGTGTTTGCGGTTTTATCATCAAAGAAGTATTTATCAAGATCTATTTTTGAAAAGTCTGTTTTATATGCCATTTAATCTTTCTTCTATAATCTTACAGTATTCTTCACTAATTTCTGAACCTATCCAATTACGCTTATTAATTATTGCCATCTTTGCAGTTGTTCCACTACCCATAAAAGGATCATAAATAATTTCATTAATAGACGTAAAAAATAACACACCCATTTTGGCAATTTCTTCGGGAAAAGGTGCGGTATGTCCTAATGAATTTTCTCCTTTTGAATTTATCTTTACAACGGGATTTATCTTTATAATATCGCGATGCCATTTTTTAATTAAATCCTTGCTAATTAAATTTTCTTCTTTTTGTGCATCATTCATCATAACACTTCTATTGCTGAATCGTTTCCCTCTGTTTGATTTTGATTTGGTTTTGCAATTAGGGTTTTTACACTCCCAAGATTGAACATTTTGTTTTGTCATTGAATTAGATGAAACTAAATTAGTTTTACAATCGGGGCAATTAATTCTTGTTTTATCAGTTATATTTTTTTCTGCAATAATAATATGTTCATAACAATTTACTGGTTTTTGGTAATACGGGTAAGGAGGATTTCCTAAATGCCTTTTACTTTGCGGTTCTCCTTTATCCCAAATAATATCATCTATAATTTCAAAACCAATATCTTCCAACATACAAATAAATCTTGCACCCAACATTAACCTTTTATTGTTCCACTTGCTTCCTCCTAAATAGGATACTATATCCCCAACATTAAGTATAAAATACTTATGATTTTTTACAACCCTAAACACTTCTGTAAATATTGATTTCATTTCTTTATAATAATCATCAAGTGTTTCCCATTGTGAGTATTCTCTTGCGTTGTAATAAGGTGGTGAAGTAATAACCAAGTCCACAAAGCAATCGGGCATTTTAGCCATTGTTTTTATATTACTTTCGTTATAATTTTTATTTATTTCCATAATTTTAGTTTAAATTCCATCGCCGTAAATATCTGTGTTTTCATCTGGTTTATTTTGTAAAGTTATTCGTGTGCGTGCACTTGGTGTAAATCCAAACTCCCTGCTTAATTTTAAAAAAATATCCCTTGTTTGTTGCAATAAAACATAATAAGGATTCACTATTGGCCTGCCGTTTTTGTCCTTCATTATTCTTGGTGTTTTTGGTGTTATTTCATTTTCCAAACTTATAAGCTCTGCATAAACTTTGCACAACTCTTCAAAAATAGCTAAATCAATAAAACTAATGTATCCATAAACTTTCCTTGCACTTGATAATTGTTTAATCCAGTATTCTTTAGCTTTATCACTTAAGTCTTCTGGCGGTTGCGGTAAAGTGTCATGTACAAATTCTAATGCTTTACTATCTGCAACATCATCTTTATGCCTACAAGGTTGATATGTTCCCTTTAGTTTAGCAAGTGCAGCCGGTGTTTTTGGTTTAGTAACAATATTTGTTTTTGGAACATAAGTCATAATTTTTTTAATTCATTAGTCACATCAATACCATTTCTTTTAATTTTTAAAGTATCGTCAAGTTTAATCATTCGATTTACAATTACATCGCAATACTTCGCGTCTAATTCCATTCCGTAACATTTGCGTTTAAGTTGGTGGGATGCTACCATTGTTGTTCCCGTTCCTAAAAATTGGTCTAATATAATATTTCCTTCTTTTGTAAATTGTAACGCCCATTCTGGTAAATCAATTGGAAAAGTAGCGGCGTGAACATTTGAAAATTCGTTATTTCTATTTGGTGCTCCTCGATATATATTTGGAACTGTTCCCCTAAAATTTGCGTTTGGTATTGCTCTACTTGCGTTTTCTTTTGACGATATAAAAAACATATATTCCCAAGCCGAAGTTAAAACATTTTCAGCCATTGCCGGTGCGCCGTGTCCTTTGTCCCAAATAGCAACATCAATAAAATTATTTTTGTATTCGTTTAAATATTCTATTAATGCAATTTTGTTTCCTGCAAGACTTTGAATATTACAAATTAAATATTCGGAAAATAATAAAGCATTGTTTGTAAATCCAACTAATAAATCTAAATAATCAGATTGTTTTTGATTGTCGTTGTATTCATTATATTTATTGTCCGTTGTGTGTGTATTTCCGCTTAACATTTCGCTTTTTCCTGCGTTATATGGTGGACTTGTAAATGATAATATTGCTTTCTCTCCGTTCATTAATTTAGCAACTGAATCGCTATTTGTACTATCCCCACAAAGTAACCTATGCTCTCCAATCTCGTATAAATCTCCTAAAACGCTAATCGGTATTTCTGGTGGCGTTGCATCAAAATCATCTTCTTCAGCTTCTAAATTAGTAACTTTAAAATCTGGTATATCTAAACCCCAACTTTCTAATTCTTCAGCATTCCATTCATTTGAAAGCATATCCCAATCGTGATCTCCAAAGCCTACATTGTCAGCAATTATAAAACGCCTTGTTTCCTCTTCTGTAAGGTCTTTGGCTTGCTTTACCCACTCATCTGGCACTTCTTTATATCCCAATTCTTTTAATGCCTTTAAACGCATATTACCACCTAAGACTATATTGTCTTGATTAATCACCATTGGCCGCAGTTCCATCATTTTAGGAAACTCGTTAATTGATTTTTTTAGCTTTTCAAATTTTTCGTCTTTAATAACTCTTGGGTTATTAGGGTTTGATTTAATTGTGTTTATTTTTATCATTTTTTTAAAATTGTATTGTTTTTTGAGGTCAAAGATTTGCACGCGTGTAAATAAACC